TTAAATAAGATGTTCTGTTCATAATGTGGTGTTTTAATTAGATATGTAAATATAATCAATATTGTTGAAAGGGGAAACTATTTTTTGATAAAGTTATTAACAATTTCTTGATAGTTTGAAGGGATATCCATTGCGTTGACCTGTTTTTCTGCAGTAGAGAAATATGTTTTAGTACTACGGTCGATTACGATGTACAACTCAGAAGGGTTTAGGTTTGTTCTAGTATACCCTAGTTTCTCTAATAAGGCAAATAAACCAAAGGCTCTTTGAATGTTAGTTGTTGGTTTGTTAAACGCGATGGTGTTTGAATTAGTCATAATGTGGTGTTTTAATTAGATATGTAAATATAATCAATAATGTTGAAAGGGGAAAACTTTAAGTGTTAAAGTTTTGTTAAAGTTTATGCAGCATTCTGGGATATTAATGCTTTACCCCAGATAGGAGCAAATCTCTTAGCCAACTCCTTACCATAGGCAGAATAGGCTATACCTTGGTTCCAAAGGAAATGCTCATAGTCATAACCATAATCTTCTACTGCACCTTCAGCGATCCAACGTAAGGCAGTAACCTCATCACCGGCACCCATTTGAATGGTATTAGCTATAAGGGCTTTGAATGCGTTATCAGCTTCGGCTTCGGCAGCCAGTTCCTCTATACGGTTATCAGCACAAACCTGTTCGAAACGGTCAAAATCAGCCTCCAACTCTTCAGTGGTTAAGGCATATACATTAATAGTACGAGGACGGAAACCGTAGGCATCCTTATGAAAATCAGAATATAGGAGTATCATATTCTCTCTGTGAGTCAACTCATAGTTATGAGCCAATTTAGATTCGATTTCGTTACGTTCGTATCTTTCTAGTTCGTTCATCATATAGTGCGTTGGTATCATGGTGTTTCTTTGTTAAAATTAGATATGTAAATATAATCAATATCCATGAAAACGGAAACTATTTAGTGTTAATTTTATGTTAAAGTTTCACACAAAAAAAGGGACCTTTCGGTCCCTTGAACTAGATGCTTCCCAGCGGTTAGTTTAATAATGAACCATTACGTACTAAGTCTCTACCTCTAAAAAGGTCTGGCATAGTATTTTCGTGGTCAAAAGATTTTTTACCGAATAGGTTACCAGATTTAACCATCAGGTCAGATGCATTATAGTCTTGCATGTCTGTATCGATAATTCCAGCTCCGTGAGTTGCGAAGTGGGTAATACCATTTACTACATCCCATACAGAAGTATTAGATTTAGCATGTTTCATTTGTTGAGCACTAATTCCGTCAAATCCAGCATTATAGTATGCATTCATATTTTCAGCATAAGGAATCCAAGTGTTAGAACGTTCTCCAGCATATGGTTCAATAAGGTTATGAGCAAACTGTAATTCGTTTAAGGATGCAGGAGTGTTATGTGCCATTCTTACACGGTCAGCAAAACCAGTAGGAGCAAAGTTATTCTTACGTAGTTCGTTCATATTTTCAAAGAACTTCTCCATAGAACCTTGGTCCAAAGAGTTAAGAGTATAAGACTCCTCAGCCATAGCAGTGGTTAACCCATTAGTACAAAACTGACGGTTAATATAAGGAAGGACTTGGAAACCATCTTTAGGTGAGTTCTTAAAAGTAACTCCTCCAGTAAATACCTCATCAGATAGACCTTGAACCGCGAAGTTTGCGTTAGGGTTAAAAGCATTAATAGTTACTATACCAGTTCCTGGATCTACTGACCAGTTAGTTACGTCCATTCCGTGGTTATCTATGATATTCTCAGCAACTCCCATGAATTGTTGATTGGATATACCAAATTGATCTTTCTTAGTGATAGCCACTACCGATTTACTAATAGGGTTAAGTACAAGGGTTACTTCACTGAGTTTACCACTATTAGATGCCATTGCATTTTTCATAGTGTTGATAAACTGAGATTTAGCCTCTTTAGTAAAAAGGGTTTCGAATTTCTGAGCAAATTGGTTACTCATACCTAATAGACCTAGTAGGTTTTTGAATGCGTTTGGAGTCAAATTGATTTTTTGACCGTTATATTCGATAGATTCTCCATCGATTAAATTGATATCGCGGAAAGGTACTACTTTACGAAGGTTTTGAGCCTCCAATGTAGCTACTTTACGTTGTTCAATTAATGTGTTTGAAAGAGTTGCAATTGCCATAGTTTATAAGATTTTAGATTTATATATTAAAAATAGGTTTTGTTTCAGTATTACAGGTTATTTTATTGAAATTTCTAAGGAGTAGATTAGTAACCCAACACCAATCATAAAGGAAACAAATAGGGTTGCAAATTCATTAACTGCACCTTGGAAAGGGATAATGGTTTGAAGAGCTCCTATAGATATAGAATACGCGATACCGAACGCGATTACGGACCCGATAGCTGGAAGGACATTGATTGCGATTTTCATAATTTCTTTGTTTTAATTAGATATGTAAATATAATCAATAGTTTCAAAACCGGAAACTTTATACTGTTAAAGTTTTGTTAAAGTTTCTAGTGGCGTTCCGGACCTCTAAATAGAAGACGAACTGGAGTCTACTCTTCCTCCCCTGGTTTAAAGGACCGCCCGTGTCGAATCTTCCGATTCTTGGTGCTATACAGCGCGTTATGTCATTTTGTTATTTTTCATATGTAAATATAATCAATTTTGGTGAATCCCGAAACAGTTTCTCAAAAAACTTATGAACAACAATTGTTAATAACTTTTCGAAAATACTTGCAATAACTGTTTCCGGGGCAGCCTAAAATGATTATATTTACATATCTAATTTAAACAAAACACCATTATGTCAGCTTTAAAATCTTTTTATTCTATTCACAGCAAACTCGATATTAACAAGAGAATATCACTAAAAACAAGTTTTTTCAGATTACACAGAACCTTTAATAAAATTAAATAATTATGAAAAATTTAGTTAACATTGCCGGGATTCACACAGTAAACGTATTAGAGGCTTACTCTAAAGGGAAATTCAGAGTCGTTACAAAATGTAGAGCGGGTTGGATGACCATAATAGATTGTAGAGACTATGATAATGAATGGTTCATGCAACAACCAGAATCAATCATTGCAGGATATACAAAAGGATCCTTACAAACAGTTGAATTCTGCCCAGACGGTGGAGATTATTACCTAACAGTATTCGCACGTAAAGGGAACAAAATCGTCCTAATAGATGAGACTATATTAGGTAACCTAACAGTAGGAACTATCAATTCAATATTCTCAAATACCAATCTATACAACCAAGACCAATATAATGCAGTTGGAGCCAAGACTTGGGCTGATAGAGCATACGTTCCCTACCTGGTCCCAATGGAAGTTTAATATATAGACTATAACTAAAACACCTTATTATGGATACTGAATTACAGATTGCTCAACTTAACAAGAGGATATTGGAGACTAAAATGACCGACCCAACAAACTTCCTCCTAATCAGAAGGCTCCAAATGGAACTAGAAAAACTATATGAAAACCGGAATTCCGCAAATTAGTATAGGCGAAAGGGTCCAAGCTGCTCAAATATCCCCTAATACCACTAATACCTCAACGGTACCAGCCGATATTAACCCTTCACCCGGGAAGAGCACTATAACCCCTATAGATACATCCAATCTTGACCAGGCAGGAGGGGATATAAATAGTCAGGCCCAACAGGGTAATAAGGCAACAACAGATAGTGCCCGTAAGGGACAATCCCAGGCGGCAGCAGGTATACAATATCCAAAAGAAACAGTAGATTCAACTGACCAGGCCCCAACAGCTGCAAAGGCAACAGATATACAAAATACCCCACAACCCAAATCTAAAGGGTTTAAAGAATCCTTAATAGACCAACAGATAGTCAGTGGAATGGCTAATAGAACAGGAGGGGATCATCCAGCCCCTGATAGGGATTATGGGCATAATAACAGTGACCCAAATCAATATATAGGGGATCAACCCGAATCACAACCTATAAGACGCAATAAAATGGATCCTTATAGTAACCAAAAAAACAGGGTACCAGAACCTCAACAGTCACCTATAACCAGTTTTGATAGGGAGAATGGTATGGCCCCTTATAAGGCACCTAAAGGTGACATTCCTAAATATACTCAAAAGGGGTTAAAGACACCCGTAGTAAAGACACCAAACCCCAGATTCAATACTCCCCGATTCAATTAACCGGAATCAATGCCCGGATCAATGTCCGGGAACAATGTCCTGGGCAATGTGCCGGATCAATGTCCAGGCAATGCCCGGGCTCAATATATTCAATGTATTTCAATGTTTCAATGAATACTCAATAGGCACAATACGCTTATAGGTCAATATTGTTGTAATGGCACAATACTGTTAGCACCTGCACAACAGTTGACACCTGTTGCAATATTCAATGCCTGCACAATGTATTTCAATGTAGGTGGTTAACCTACAGTAATACCAATAATATCAATAATACACCTAGGGCCCTATTAGGGTGCTGGTGCAACCAGCACCTCTGCGAGTCTATAACATTGACCTATTGAACCCGCGCACGAAGAGCCAACGGCGCAATTACTCCCGGGTGGACTTTAAGCCTGGCCGGGTCTATGATTTTTCAAAGGGCTCCAGGGGAGCAGAGCATGACCCTCTCAACCTTTCAGGAACTCCTAACTAATATAGACCTTTGATAAATGTGTTTCATAGAAGTGAACGAATTATCTCCGTCCGGGAATATGGACCTCCCGAGCATTGAAGTACCCTCCAGCCTCCAATGGTCCTCCAATGGTCCTCCGATGGTAGCCAATGGTCCATCCAATCCCTATAGGGACCTCAAAGGGCTCAATGTTGCCCCTGGACAAAAAATTACCCGGTTCCGGAGTGGCCCAAAATACCAATCACGACCGATAGAAGAACAACCACCGTTACCTAAAACCCAAAGGGACTATAATTAACCAATAAGAGGGTTATGGATTCCCTATGGTTGGCTCAGATTGACCTGAGGGTACTGTGAAATACTTATAGAATTTTGAAACTAAATGGTCCTATGAGAATATAAGAGATGTCTAGGTCTCAAAGGTGAAAGGTAGGGTGGCTCACTGGACTCTCACCACTCTGAGGTACTGCGGGCTCTCAAACCCAAAAAAATATTCTACTTGGACAGTGTCTTGGACAAGACGTCCAACCTCAATCAAAAATCCCCATAGTGACAAAAAAGAGTGTCCAACTACCAAAGGGGGCGGGGTGGGGGCGTGCTATAGGGACTCTAAACAAAAAGAGAACTATTCTATCCCATAGTATACGATATTAGCGAACCCTATAGGTATATACCCGTTATTAATAAATGGTACTAGGGGAGGGACACACACCATTCTGATACTCGATAGGGGGAATCAGAACCATGTGACGACCAATGTGCCAATGGGTATTTGGAGGGCTAGGATTGGTCCGCCCAATGTTATTTTGCGCACCTCAACTGACCTCAACGGTTCAATCGTTCTGGCAGGATTTTTCATTTTTTTGGTGATTGAGTCTTAAATTTTCCCACGCAATAGGAGGGTTGACTAGGGCAGGATTGCAGAATAAAAATTTTTATCGGACTCAAAGGTTCAAGAAGTCTACCCTGAAACAAATGGGAATTACTCAATATAAATCTAAAATAAATATACTATGTGGAAAACTAAAGAAACTGAAGTTAAAGGCCGTAAGGTCGTATCGATGATTTGTCAAAATTCAGAACCATCAAAAAGCAAATGGGCAGAATTTGGACCGGAAGATGGGCCATGTGAAAATTGGACTATTGTAGCAAACGATGTCACCGCATCACTATGTCACGAATGCGCTCAACGTTCAGTTAATAATATAAAAGGTACTCGATAGTAACAAGAATCCGCACATATTATAATAATACCATAATAAACTAATCTACACAATATGACCAATAAGAAAACAAATACTCCATTTATTGACCAATTCGGAGAGGACTTAACAAAACTAGCGGCGGATGGGAAACTTGACCCTATCATTGGACGGGAAAAAGAAGTCTATCGAATATGCCAAATTCTTTCCCGTAGAAAGAAAAACAATCCAATTATTTTAGGGGATCCAGGAGTTGGTAAAACTGCACTAGTTGAAGCAATTGCGCAGAGAATTGTTGAAAAGAAGGTTGCAATGACCCTTCTTAATAAACGTATAATCGCTCTTAATATCGCAAACGTGGTTGCAGGTACAAAATACCGTGGAGAATTTGAGGAACGAATGAAAAACATAGTTGACGAACTTAAAGAAAATCCAGACGTTATTGTCTTTATTGATGAGATTCATACGATTGTAGGCGCTGGTGGTGTAAGTGGTTCATTAGACGCAAGTAATATCTTAAAGCCAGCACTGGCAAGAGGACAGGTACAATGTATTGGTGCTACAACAATTGATGAATATCGCGAAAATATTGAAACTGATGGAGCCCTTACCCGAAGATTCCAAGAAATATTTATAGACCCACCATCCCTTGAAGATACAATAGAAATTTTGGATAGAATTAAACCAAACTACGAGGAATTCCATTCGGTATCATATACACCTGAAGCTATTAAAGCGTGCGTTGTGTTATCCGACCGATATATTACCCAACGAGAATTGCCGGACAAGGCAATCGATATTATGGATGAGGCTGGAGCAAAGGTACATTTAAAAGAGGTAAAAATTCCAGAAATTATTAAAGAACTTGAAGTTGAAGCTGATAAATTAAAAAACCAAAAGTTAAAGGCAGCTGATGCTACGGATTATGAAAAAGCCGGTAAATTCAGAGACCTTGAAATAAGTAAAAGAGAGGATATATCAAAAAGAACCAAAGAATGGGAGGAGACTCTTAGATTAAATAAAAAAGCAGTAACTTATGAAGATATTGCTGAAGTAATATCAGAATCTACAGGAATTCCAGTAACAAGAATGACCGATGATGAGAGTAGAATTGTTATTGATATGGAAAATGAATTAAAAGCCATGATTATTGGACAAGATACTGCAGTTGAAGGTCTATGTAGAGTTATTAAAAGGAGCCGAACTGGTGTAAGTTCATCTAAAAAACCTATCGGTTCATTTATGTTTATTGGACCTACTGGTGTTGGTAAAACTGAAACTGTTAAAGCCCTTTCTGAATATTATTTCGGAAGCGAGGATTCACTAATCAGAATCGACATGTCCGAATACCAAGAAAAGTTTAATGTAAGTAGACTTATTGGTTCTCCTCCGGGATATGAAGGACATGAGGATGGTGGACAATTAACAGAACAAGTTCGACGCAAACCATATTCAGTAGTATTATTTGATGAGGTTGAAAAAGCCCACCCAGATATTTTTAACATTCTCTTACAGGTTTTGGATGAGGGTCGTTTAACCGATACTCTTGGTAGAACTATTGACTTTACGAATACTATAATTATTATGACAAGTAATGTTGGAGCAAAACGAGTTGCAGAATTTGGAGCTGGTATTGGATTCTCAAGTTCAAGTTCTACTGCTACCCATAAAATGCAAATGGAAACAGTTATTCGAAAAGAACTTAAAAACAAATTTGCTCCAGAATTCTTAAATAGACTTGACGAAATAGTATTATTTGATGGATTAAAGCAAGAAGATGTTGCTAAAATTGCAGAAATCGAAATTGAAAAGGTAATTGAAAGAATGGCTGAACAGGAGTATATCATTAAAGTTGCAAAAACTGCGATAGTATTTTTGGCAGAGCGTGGATATGATGCACAATATGGAGCTAGACCTCTTAAAAGAGCAATTCAAACATATATCGAAGACTTGTTAGCAGACTGCATTCTATCGAAAGAAATTGTTAAAGGAAATAAAGCCTATACAATATCTCATAAAAAAGGTGATGAGAAACTTTCTGTTAAATAATCATATAATATAATAAAATTATAAATATGAAAACATTCTCACACCAATTCAAGCACATTATTTCGGACATAAAAATACACGGAGAGGTCTCTAAACCTAGAGACCTCGAAGTTACTGAATTACTTTATTCAGGTTATCAAATTAATCCAAAAGAACCATTTGCTAATTTTACTAGTAGAGAGTTTAACTGGAAGTATTTTGCCGGAGAATTAGCTTGGTACCTTAACAGAGATACCAATATTGATTACATTAATAAGTTCTCAGGATTCTGGAAAAACATAACAAATCCTGGAACAAACGAAATTAATTCAAATTATGGTTCTCTTCTTTTTGGAGAACAATTACAATGGGTAGTTAATTCTCTTAAAAAAGACAAGAACACTCGCCAAGCAATTGCTTTCTTAAATCAGCCAAAATACCAGTTTGAAGGTAATAAAGATTTTGTATGTACTATGTACCTAAACTTTTCAATCAGACACAATAAGCTAGATATGAAAGTTCAAATGCGTTCTAATGACATATTTTATGGACTTACGTTTGATGCTCCATTCTTTGCATTTGTACAGCAACATGTTTATCTTTGGTTAAAATCAACTTACCCAGAATTAGAACTTGGAGTATACCACCACTGGGCAGATAACATTCATTTTTATGAAAGACACTTTGAATTGGCTGAAAAAATTGTAAATGAGCCTCTTCATAAAAAACAATACTCAATGAATTTATTGAACCCAATTTTCAATATTGAAAATGGAATAATGAATTTAACTCCGTACGGAATTTCGATGATAAATAGTATTAATAGCGCAGTCAATTATGAATTGCCTAAAGAATCTTATATTAACATATTATCAACGTATCTTAATATACAAGAATTATGATTGAGTGTATGAAAACCAAATCAAATATTCCGGAATTTTATCTTAATCAAGGTGGATTTGATTCGATTACTAGTGATTCTGAATTCCACGATAGAATTGTGGATTTTATCGAGATGAATATTAAAAAAGAATGTGAAGACGCATTACTCTGTTATTTTGTTTATGAAGATGGTGCAATTCAATACGCGGCTCTTCCAAAAAGTTCTTATAAACAATCAATATTAAAAAGCCTAGAATTTTATACCTTTCATGAAAAATATGAAAGATGCGCACAAATTAAAAAACTATTAAAGAAATTATAATGAATCACGGAAAAGAATTCGAAAGATATGCAATGCTAGACAAGGGAGTTAGCTCAATGAACATGCATTATTATAAAAAACAAATCGAAAGTTCAATGACTCCATATATCTTGGAAGAACGAGAAATGAGAGCAACTCAGCTTGACATTTTTTCAAGATTAATGATGGATAGATTATTATGGGTTGCAGGACCGGTTAACGACAACATGTCAACTATAGTACAGGCTCAATTAATGTTCTTGGATAGTACAGATGACAGGGATATAACTATGCATATTGATTCTCCGGGAGGTTCAGTAAAATCTGGGCTTTCTATGGTCGATGTAATGGAATGGATTAAATCTGACATTAAAACAGTTAACACTGGAATGGCCGCTTCGATGGGTTCAGTATTATTAGGAGCTGGAACAAAGGGCAAGAGAAGTTCATTAAGACATTCAACAACAATGTTACATCAATCTTCTGGAGGATTCAGTGGAAACATACAAGACGCAGAAATCGACTGGGCAGAATGGCAAAAAGTAAATAAAGAACTATTCAATTTATTAGGTTCATATTGCGACAAGAAACCAGAACAAGTTATGAAAGATGCTACCAGAGATTTATGGTTAAATGCCGAAGAGGCACTTAGTTATGGTATAATCGACGAGATTATTAATCCAGTTAAATCAAAATCTAGAAAATAAATGAAAATCCATTTTTACGTACATTCTGGCGAGCTTGAATATTTAGATAAAATACTTAAAGGAAAATTAGATGCAGAAGCCTACCCCGTTACTATATCTCCGACGCACTTTAAAGATTCATACCTAGTGGATATTTCATATTCTGATTTTGTAAGACTAAACGATAAAAATACATTTATTTCATTAATTTCATTATGACAAACCGAGAAAAACAAAGAGAACTTTTTGTTGAATTAATCAACAATCAACTTAAAGACCATGGGGTAACATACGAAGATGTTAAAACAAATCCATCATGGTATATGGAATATAAGACTACTCCGGAAAAAGAAGAGGCATTTATCAAATACGCTGTTGAGAGAATAAGAGAAGTGCTTAAAATTTCAAAAGTTGCTGCTGAAAAAGAGGCTAGTTGGTTTATTCTACAATGGGGATTAACTACGGTTAACCCTAAAAAAACTCCAAACAGGGTTCAAAGCGAAGTTTCAAAGAAAAGCAGGTCTTAGATTATAGTAATATAAAACACGAATATCTATAATATTTATTATTTTTGAGATAAATATTGTATGAATGTTTTTGAAACTAATTGGCTAATTGAGCCACCTCATGACTATGAGTTAAAATACTACAAATTACTAGCCGGAATCGATAAAATTAAAAAAATGATTTCGGCTAATAGTTTGTATTCTGCTATTTTAGAAGTAGAAAACGAACTCGAAAAACTATACAATATCAAATACGGAAAGGATGAAATTGAAAGCAAAACCAGAATAATTACTGGAATTGATGTTGATACAATGTCCCTAAAATACGACTATCCAGAAGAAAGTGAGGCAATCAATTCAATGTATGATGTTTGCGATATTGCAATTGATAAATTAGAAGACTTATACCGAATCATTAGAGATAAATGGAGATTGGTAGAATCTCAATGTATGATTACTGAAATTCCAGAAAAAAAACACTTCAATACAAAAGGATTTATTTTTTACATTGACCTTATAAATCAAAAAATTCATGTATACTCCTATGTAGAGCCGTTATCTTTTAAAATAAACTGGAGCGAGTTTATTTTAAAGAAGGTTGATGAACTAGAGAATTCAATAAAAGAAATTTCGAACTTTATTAAAAAGGCAGAATTGGAAAGCACTTCGTATAGATTTTTTAGATTCGATACAAAATTTAAAGTATCAACTCCTCCATATAATGATTGTATGTTACCAATTATGAAAAGTATGCTTTTTAACCGAATCAAACATGGTATCTAAAATATATAAACTAGTTTCATTTTTATAATATAACTAGTATGAAAATTAATATAATAACACGATGTACTCGTCCTCAGAATTTAGATAAAATTAAAGAATCTATTTTTGGAAATATTCTAAGCGGATGCGACATAAATTGGCATATCGTATTCGATACTACAATTCTTAAAGATATCGATGCGGAACTTCTAAGTCGACTTAGTGATGATAACACAAAATTCCACTTTAAAAAAGGAGATGGATGGGGATTAAGTCAATTGAATGAATTAATTCAAAATCTAGATGGATGGATATACCATTTAGATGACGATAATTTATTACATGAAAACTTTTATGTAAAAATTCAAGAGGCAATATATAATAACCCAAAATGTTTGGCTGTTGTATTTTCTCAAAAAGTCGGTGGAATTGATTTCTCCGGAGTTGATGTTCGAGAGGCAGATCCAAAAAACATGGTAGTCCAAAAAATAGATTTGGCACAGTGGTTGATACATTCCGAATTACACTTAAATAATCTATATGGCAGCGGTTATCGAGCAGATGGTGAATTTATAGAATCACTATATAAAGAAAACCAGGAATCTTTTATTTTTATTAAAGATATATTATGTTATTATAATTCACTTGAAAAAAAACCAACTGCCAAAGTTCCGAAAATTCTTTATATTGGACAGGATAAACCAGAACTTAAATCTTTAAAGATACTAGATTATGAAGCGGATAACTTAGAAGTAAAGTATCTGGAATCTGATGATGATATTGGTATTCATTTAGCATCATTTAGACCTGATTGCATTATTACTCGAGGTGAAAATTGGAATATCTATAAAAATTTAGCATTAATGCCTCTTCAATTTCGTAGAAAATGGATTAATCTTTCAGAAAATGAATCAATTGGACAAGTTGGACAAACAGCTTACCAATGTTCAATGGAAACTATGTTGAACCCGGATGGATTAGAAGACAGTTCAATGATTTCATATTTCACCCCAATATATAATACAGGTGAGAAGCTATTCAATACCTATCAATCTTTACTGAATCAAACATATAGTAACTGGGAATGGGTGCTAGTAAATGATTCAACTGATGGCGGTAAAACATTAAAAATCGCCGAATCTATTGCAGCAAAAGACCCTAGAGTACGCCTTTATGATTTTAGAGAAAAAAGTGGTGGAAATATTGGTGAAGTTAAATGGAGATGCTGTACATTGGCTAAAGGGTTTATTCTAGCCGAACTGGACCATGACGATTTACTAGTTCCATGGTGCACTGAAGACCTTTATAAAGCAGCTAAAAAACATCCAGAAGCCGGATTCTTTTTTAATGACACATTAGAAGTCGACGAGAACTGGAATTCTTTAACATATCCTGAAGGATTTGCACTTGGATACGGATCATACAGAAAAGAAGAGTATGCCGGAAAGATGATGGATGTTTCTAACCAGCCAAATATTAATCCTAAAACAATTAGACATATTGTTGGTGTACCAAACCATGTAAGAGCATGGAGGCGAAGTACGTATTTTGAAATTGGAGGACATAATAGAAATCTTGTAATAGCCGATGATTACGAATTGGTTATTAGAACCTTCTTAAAAACTATAACGTGTAAAATTCCAAAACTAGGATACGTTCAATTTTTATACAACAATGCTAATGGACAAAATACCCATAATTTGTCTAGAGCAGATATTCAACGAAGAGTCCGAACTATAAGTTACTACTATAACGACCATATCAAGGATAGGTTTGAAGAGTTAGGATTAAAAGATTGGGCTTATGACGAAAATCCTGGAGCACCTTTAAACACAACATCAAGATACGGCCAAGAAGAGATGGCAGCAAATATAATATACAACGAACATGAATGATACTTTTGTAAAAATATGGGTTCATAATAGAGAATCTGATTTAATGATGGATTTTTTATTGGATAGAGTCTCCGAACCACCACATTACATAATTGACCATGCAGAAGTTCCAAAATCTATTACAGGTGGATGGATTGAAATGGCTATAACATACGACCGATACCTTAAACTTCGACAGTCGCATGACCATGTAGATACTACGCATCTTTAAACTTTTTTACATTTTGGTGTATAATTAGTATATGGCAAAAGATAAAAAAGAACCTAAACTTTACGTAGTAAAACCAAAGATTGGTGAAGATTACTATTTTAAATTTGCAGGGAGTATCATGTTTGGACCATTAGTTTCATTAAATGAAGCATTGACCAAAATTCATGGAATTCCTCACTATTGGATGACTGAAAAGTCAGACAAAAGCGCAAAAAAATGCACATATCCAGTATCAATTTATAAGATTTTTAAAGATTTAAACGACTCAAAGCATGTATAACACCAGTGAATTAAAGTCAATGTTATTTATTGACATTGAAACATCATCAGAATACCCTAGCTATAAAGAATTTTGTGACAAAAGACCAGGTGCCGTAAAGCATTGGGCTAAAAAAGCAGAACAGCATAGAAATACTGAATCGCATTTGGCAGCACTTACTAATGATGAAATGTATTTACACATGGCTGCGCTTAGTCCAGAATTTAGTAAGGTTATTGTAATTTCTCTTGGGCAAATTAAATTCCAAGAAGGTATTACAACATCAAAAATTCGTTCATTTTATGCGGGTAGCGAAAGAGAAATTCTAACAGAATTTATGGGCACTGCTCAAGCCGTTTTTAATCAAAGCCCTTCAGTTCAATTTGCCGGCCATAATATTAAAAACTTTGATTTCCCATATCTAATAAAAAGAGCTATTATAAATGGAGTAGCGATACCTCATCAATTTCACTTGCATAAGAAAAAACCATGGGAAAACTGTTTGGTAGATACTTATGAAATTTGGAAATTTGCAGGTTGGAATAGCGCATCCCTAGATTTGATTTGCGATACTCTTAATATTCCATCTCCTAAAACTATAATGGAAGCAAGCAGTACTACCGAAGAGTATTGGAATGGTAATATTGAGAAAATAAAAACATATTGCGAAGGAGATGTTAAAGCAACAATGAATGTAATGCTCAAAATATCAGGAATGGATATGGTCGATGAAGTACCTTTTTAAATTGTTAATAACTTTTTGATAAAAAGTTTTACCATGTCAGGAATTTGTATTATATTTACATATCAAATTAAAACCTTATAATCATGGACGAAGACATTAACAATTTATTTGAAGAACAAGAAAATGAAATCGACACTATTAAAAAAGAAGCCGAAATGAATAACATTATGTATGATTTAAAAATCAAACTTGCAAATGAAAATTACGATTCGATAATTTCTAAAGGAATTGATTTTAAATTAATGGAAAAACAAAATATTGACACTGATTCTGTTGTTAAAATACTCAGAGATATGCTAGAGCTTTTTGAAGAGCTTGAAGAGTACGAAAAGTGTGCAAAGATAAGTAAACTACTTAAGAAAGCAGAGGTCCTATAAGGACCTTTTTTCTTTAATATATAATGTACTAATAAAGTATATCGATATGAACGAAGAATTATTAAAAAAGATTGCAGATAGTCTGGAAAGAATTGCAATCTGTATGGAAAATAAGCAATTGAGAGAAATTGCAACTTATAGAAAGGGCCAAGCTGCCCTGGTTGCTGAGAAAAAAGCAGATAATAAGAAGCAAGTAAAATCCGTGCCAGCCGCTCCGGTAAAACAAACAATTAGGGTTAGACAATCTAAATAGACTCTAATGAATTACTACGAAACTCTTAATGTTTCATCGGATGCTACTCCTGAAGAGATTAAAAAATCTTATAGGAAACTTGTAAAAGAGCATCATCCTGATAAAACAGGGGGAGATGATTCAAAATTTAAACAAATATCCGAAGCATACGAAACTCTTTCTGACCCAGTCAAAAGGGAGCAATACGATAATAAATCTAGAGGATATTCTACATTTAACAATTTTAATAGAAATCAAGACTACACATCAGCTTGGCAAAATGCCTTTTCTGGATTTGGAGGTGATTTTGCCGACATGTTTAATCAATCTTTTGGCGGAGATGCAAAAGGATACGATATTAGACTTTCAATTAGTATAACTATTGAAGAATCCTATGAAGGTGTCAGAAAATATATCGATGTTGGTACTGGTGGATTTAATATCAATATACCTCGAGGAATTCTGAATGGAACAAAACTTAAAGTTCCAGGTAGGGGAGCTAATCACCCTGTAAATTCATCAGCGCCACCTGGCGATATCATTTTGACTATCAATGTTTTACAAGACCCTGAACTTATTGTTAACGGTAGTGATATTTATGTTGACTTAAACTTAAGTTGGATTGACCTTTTGCTCGGAGGAGAATTTGATGTACATACCAAACTAAATTCTATTAAAATTAAAGTTCCTCAAGGTTCTCATGATTCAAAAATATTACGAGTTGTTGGAAAAGGAATGCCAATATATAACACAGAAGGATTCGGAAATCTTATGGTGAAACTTAGAACTCTTCCTGTAAATTTAACCGAATCTGAAATAGAATTACTTAAAAAGATAAAAAATCAAAATGAGTAGCATTGAAGAAGAAAGCCCAGAAGAATCAAGGAAATTTATAAAAAAACTACACGCAGGTTCTAAAGAAGACATGATGGAGGCTATGTACTCTTCTATTGTTAATGGCAAAATGGGTGCCCTAAAGCATGATGGTTCCATTGAAGAGAAAATAGAAGGAGTCGAAACTGTTCTTAAGTTTTTTAAAGACAATGAAGATTATGAAAAATGCAAAGAACTTCAAAAAGTAATTAAAAAAATGTCGGTAATATAATATAGTAACCTTTTTTAGCCGGTTATATTAAACATGGCCAATTAAAAATATATACTATATGGCATATATGCCACTTTTAAAAACATTACGGCAAAATGGGAGATATAACAGGGGAGGAAAGAGATTCTCTGATGAGATCCAGCTACTATATACTTACTAGAAATTTTACAAAAACCATTAATAGATTTGTTGTTTATAATGATGGTAGTCACACAATAGACATTCCGCACGGGATTGGACAGCGAAGTAAATTCGTAGATGTCCTAATAGAATATTTTGTTGAGTTAGAGGAATATGAAAAATGTGAATCTCTCAAAAAATTAAAAGAACTAGTCATGATGACTGGTGATTAAATATATACAAATTTGTATGCAAAAAAGAACAGTGGAAAGTAAAACAAAAACAACTAAGGCAAAACCAAAAACTACACCTAATCCAGTCGGACGTCCTAGAAAAACAGTAGTAAAAGAATTAGATTTAGTAGGAGTACAATTAAAACCTTCTCAATATGATTATTTTGAAAAAATTAAAAAGAATGAAATAACATTCTGTTCCGGTCCTGCAGGTACTTCAAAAACATTTACAGCATGCTATACTTCCCTATGGTTACTGGCAACAAAAGCAGTTTCAAAAATCATACTATGTAAACCAATTCAAGAATCTGGAGAAAAGCTTGGATTCTTACCTGGAGATATTGCAGACAAAGTTGATCCATACATGCAATCATATATTTCAAACTTTAAAAAAATAGTAGGTGATGAATTAACCGAAGGATTAATCTCTTCTGGTGCTATTGAATTTAAGCCACTTGCATTTATGAGAGGTGATACGTTTGACGATTCGTTCATGATTCTAGATGAAGCACAGAATGCTTCATTTAAACAATTAATGTTATTTACAACCCGTATGGGTAAAAATTCTAAAGTTCTAGTTACTGGAGATGTTAGTCAATATGATATACCAAAGGCAAGCGCTGGTCTTCCAGGATTTATGCAATTAATGAAAGGAATTAGAGGAACTGGAGAACATGTTTTTGAAAATAAAGATATTGTAAGAGCTAAAATACTTCAAGATGTTGTAGACCGATACGACAAATGGAGAGTTGATAACCCTGAAAAATAAGAAACAAACTGGAATCCATCTATATAATACTTATAAAACATATAGATGGAAACCAGACAAATACTACTTAAACACTCCTACTCAGGAGATGAATCAATTATAGAGATTGGTGTTGATGAGGCCGGCCGAGGTTCACTAAGTGGACCTGTTACGGTAGCCGCATGTATAATGCCATTTGGTTTTGAAAACCCTCTAATCAAGGATTCGAAACTATTAAATGAGCAACAGAGAAAAGATGCTCGCCGGATTATCGAGGAAAACGCAATTGCATATCATATTGAACATATATCTCCCGAAGATATTGAAGCAACTAATATCTTAAAAGCAACCTTAATTGGAATGCAACGTTGCTTAGAAGGGGTTCAAAGCAATGCCCAATTTGACTTTATATTAGTTGATGGTGACCAATTCCATGGATTTGAAGGAATTCCTTTTGAAACAGTAATTGGAGGAGACAATAAATATATTTCAATTGCTGCTGCAAGTATTCTAGCCAAAACCGAACGGGATTCGGTGATGAAGCAATTAGATATTGAAATTCCTGGGTATGGTTGGAATTCAAACAAGGGATATGGGACATCGGCACATATAAAAGCAATTAAAGAACTTGGTCCAAGTAAACAACATCGAATGAGTTTCATTTCTCACCTATTGACCGAAACAGGATCCCTATTTTGAGAGCATTAATATATGGAATTTTACTATTCTTACTAGGACAATCATTTATATGGTTCCAAACAAATGGCCAGTTCATTTGGCCATGGTTTAAAAAGAATCCCGTTTTAGTTGCTGTAATTGGAGGTTCTACAATATCGTACGTTTTTATAGAGGCTACTCGATTAATTGCAGAATATTATGGCGGTCAACTATGGCCCGGTAGATTTATTGGATTTGCAATGGGTATGATTTCGTTTTCAGTCCTAACTTATTTAATAATGGATGAACCCTTAAATGCAAAGACCATAATTTGTTTACTACTTTCACTTGTTATCATTTGTGTCCAGTTATTCTGGAAATAAATTGTTAATAACTTTTTTAAATTATTTGCCCGGCATTTTCATATGTCGGGCATTTTGATTATATTTACATATCTAATTAAAACAAAGAAATATTATGTCAGTTTACAAAGAAGGTTACCACGCAGTTACAGAAATTCAATCAAAGTCAGTACAAATCTATTCAGATGTATGCGACTACGGCGTTCCTTGTAGAAAAGGAGATTCAATTTGGCAACTTACTAACCAACTTGCTACTTGGTATGGAGATAAAACTACTAAGGTTGTAAATTCAAAAAGAACTAATGTAGATATCGTGGTTACTCTAATGGATGAGTGGGCCGTATCTGACCAGAGAAAAACTGAAAAAGAAGCAACTGACCATTTTCATGTTTCTTTTACTACATGTACAGATGGTAAATGTGCAGGTTATGATGGTTATGTAACTTTAACAAAACTTTAACACTCTAGATTTTCCCGTTTCAACAATATTGATTATATTTACATATCTAATTAAAACAAAGAAATATTATGAGTTACACAAATTTTGACAGACACGAATTTATGACCGCTGAAACTAGAACTGAAATCATGGAAGTTATCAGAGAACTTAGAGACAATGATTACTCTAGAAACCTAGAAAATATGATGTATGGTTTATTTGATGGGTATTTATACGCTGAAATTCAAATTGAAGCATTACAATTACCTACCGAATTAGCTTCAAAGGTTATGCGAATCTTCGATATCTGTAACCGTTACCCTAAATACGAACCTCAAACAAATTATTAATTATGGAAACTTTTAAAAAAATAGAAGTAGTAAAAAACTTAGTTGCAAAATATCTTAAGGAAAACGGCGAACATGCTGGATTATCCGAATTCGATTGTCAAAATGACCACATTGTTCAAATTGGAACTTCAATCTTATGTACCAAATGGCAGGTTGGATATGCAGGCGGTGGATTTGTCCAAGCAGTTGTAGATAACGATTTGCAAGGTGCAATTAGCAGAGCAGATAGTACTAACGTTCGGGCTCTTAAATTCTATTGTCAATTAATGTATAATGTTGGCATGCCCTATTTTGATGAGGAACCATTAGACCCAATGGAACAATTTATCAAAACAATTGCAGAAGATTATCAATTCGACAAGTCTCATCCGGAATACTGTGGATTTTTAAACATTGATCCATCAGAACATATAATGGGTACTACATTTGTTCAAAACTGGAGAAGTTATAATGATTTAATGACTAAATATAGAATTAGATTAGAATCTGTACCTAATGTGGATGAAGCAGTATTTGTAACTTTATAAACTTTTTAAATTAACTTAATATAAAATACATGGGAGCTAACTACGGATATTGTTGCATAAATCTAACTCTGGACAAGAGTGGTATTAAAATTGGGCGTTCAATGATTAAAAAAACCTTTGCTGAAAAAGGTATCAAATACGCCGGAGAACTTGCAGAAGCAAATCTCCGTGACATGATAGAAATCATTAAATGGAATCATAAGAACGGAATCAAAGTGTACCGTATGTCCTCTAATATGTTTCCATGGATGTCAGAATATGAACTTACTGATTTGCCAAATTGGCCAACAATCCAAAATTTACTTAAAGGTGCCGGTACTCTTGTACTAAAATACGGTCAACGCATTGGTTTCCATCCTGGTCAGTTTTGTGTGCTTCCAAGCCCAACTCAAAAAACTGTAGATGCTACTATTAAAGAACTTGACCAATCTGCATTTATACTTGATACCATGGGCCTTCCAGTAAATCAATTCTATCCATTGAATATCCATGTTGGAGGTTCTTATGGTGACAAAGAGGCTGCAATCCTAAGGTTCATTGAAAACTTTAAATTGTTATCACCTTCAGCACAGTCCCGTTTAATCCTTGAAAACGACGATAAACCGGCGCAATATTCGGTAAGTGACCTTTACAGAATTTATGAAGCAATTGGTACTCCTATCACATTCGACTACCATCATCATAGATGCTACAATGATCCGATGTCCGAGCAAGATGCTCTTTTATTAGCAGCTCGTACATGGCCTAAAGGTATTCGTCAATTATGTCACTATTCAAGTGCCAAAAAACTTCATGAAGACCCTACTTCTATTATTCGAGCACATGCTGATTATCTTTATGAATTTATTGATACTTACGGCCTGGAACTTGATATTGAACTTGAAGCTAAAGCAAAAGAATTGGCTCTTCAAAAATACCAAAAAGAATTTATACTCTGTGAAAAATAAAACAATTGAGTTAGACAAAATAAAGAAAGACATTAACCTATTTTTAGAGGCTCTTAAAAAGGAAGGCATTGAAACAAAATCAATGTCTAAACTTGTAACTACGTGTCTAATAGAACGTAGACATTTAACAGATGAAGAGGGTAAGAAATTTGCAAAACAATTAAAAAATCTGGTTAAGACGTTAGGATTAGCAACAATAATCGTTATGCCAGGAGGTTCAATAATCTTTATATTGATACACTATTTGAAACTCCGAGACTACTTTTTATCGGACAGTTTTAATTATTTAAAAAATAAAGATATATAAAATCTAAACAAAAATACAAATAAAATTATGGCAAGTATTAAAAAATTCGAGGAATTTGTTTCAGAAATGGACAGAGCCGAAGAAATAGAAGCAGACGTTGTTGCTAAAGGAACTCCTGAAATTAAATCTGAAGAGGAAGCAGAAGAAGAAGCAGAAGAAGTTCAAGGAGTAGATGAGGCTGGTGAAGCAATTATCGGAGATGATGCTGAAAAAATCAAAGAAGAAACCAAAAAAGTTTCTGAAATGCTAAAAGATTGTTACGAAGCAGTTATTGCGGAGGCTAAAGCATGGGAAGAAGATGCGCATGACGAGCATACTGTAGAAACATATATGGCTGAAAATGCTTCTCTTGTTGCGGGTATGGCAGTTAACTGTATTAAAGAAATGAAAGAAGACATGGAATCTGAAGCATATGAAGCATGTTTAAATAAAATGAGCGAGGCTTTTACTAAAAAAATTAATGAAAGTAAAGAAGCTACTGTAGCAACTGACGCTGACGATATAAATTAAAGAAATCCGGTTCAACCGGTAAACTAAATAAAAAGTCTATATATAATAAACATATATAGACTTTTTTTATGCCTAGAATCCCGACAGAAATAATTTATATGCAAGTCGCATATCAGTTCGCAAAACTTAGTTATGCTGAACGCCGAAAAGTAGGATGTGTTATCGTTAAGGACAAACAAGTAATCTCATTTGGTTACAATGGTACTCCACACGGATTTGAGAATGAGTGTGAGTGCGAGGTTAAAATGGACTCAGATGCTGGAGCATGGTTAGATCTTGAAACTATCGAAGAGCAATGGCCATTTGAAAATTCAGAAGGTCGATATAAATTAACTACAAAACGAGAAGTCTTACACGCAGAATCCAATGCAATTATGAAAGTTGCAAAGTCTACGATGAGTTGTGAAGGAGCCGACTTATATACTACAACATGCCCCTGCTTTGATTGCGCAAAATTAATTATACAAGCCGGAATAAAAAAGGTATACTACACAGAAGATTATAGAGATATGAGTGGTGTTGAACTACTTAAAAGAGCAGAAATTGAAGTTGAACAAGTTATAGTTTGGAATGAGCATTAATAAAATATTTGTGCCTGAAAAAAAGGCTCTTAAAGAATTTCTTAAATGTAAAGGAAGTGTTTCTTTTTTTAGAAAATATGTTAGAAATGCAGATGCATTAATAGGAAGTTCAAAGTCTATAGACTACATAGATAAATTTAAAAATAAATATAGAAATGAAAATGATTCGGTCTTTTTTAAATTGGACTAGGAAACATTTCTTCAAAAATCAATATAACTATAAAAATACACTAAAAATGGAACTAGTGAAAGAAGATGTAAAAAAATATCAATGGAGGTCTGGGGATGATTTTGGTAAAATAGTCGAAGTTGAATCAGTTGACGGGCAATTTACAAACTTTACAGATGGCAGTAGAATATTCAATGAAGTATTACCGGAATTTCTAGAAGAAATTATCGATGGAGTAGTTCCATTTCCAGGAGCTGATCAATTAACATCAGTATCACAAGGAATTAAACTTAACGTTACTGAGAATAAACCAACGCGTTCAGTTATTCATGTTGAACCAATTGAATCTCCATTAGAACAATTAATTAACAAATTGTCTAAAAAGAATGTTGAACCTTTCGAAGCTAAAATTAACCTAAACATACCAAACAAAAAGGTATTTGAGATGTTAATAGATAATGCAGACGAGGACAGAGAAGAACTAATTAAAACTATTGCAAAGGTTGCAGTGTCTCAAATTGAGATAAATAAATTACAAGAATATTTAACCGAAGAAGTATCAATTTTTATAAACAATTACTATAATGACTAAAACAGCAACAGTCTCTAGAAGACACAGAAGAGCTCAATTGAACGCAATGGGTTATTTAAAAATCAAAAAACAATTAAGTCCACTTTCTCCTGAAGGTAGAGAATTAAGAGAAAGTCTACGTTCAAGTGCTAAAGAAGCAAAAGAAGCCCATGAAAAAAGAATCATGGAACAATTAGAGGAACAATTAGCCCAAAAGGTTGAAAGTTTAAAAGAGACTTGGAAACAAATTGGATATGATGATGCAGAAATTGAAATGTTAAGTGAAGCATTTTTTATAGCATCTGTTAAAAATAAACAAACTCTTAGAGAAGATAAAAAAGCTTCTAGAAAATTAATGAAGCAGGCTAAAGATTCGCTAATAGAGAGATTAAATGCAAACAGTTAAGATAACACTAGCGGACAACGGTGTTATTAAAACGGTAGTAGATGATAATATTAATGCTGGAGGAGAAAGTTATGAATCAACAGTAGTATACGATTTTTCTGACCAACCTTCCAAAATTAAATTCATTGAAGACCTTTGCATCGACATAGGTCTTTCTTTTGGTAATTCCAAAAGTAAAAACCAAATCAAAATTATTGAAACATGGGGAAACGATTACATTCCAAATGATAAAGATAAAAATGAAAAAATAGAAGCTATTAAGTCCGATCTTATAAGATTATCGGGCGGCAAGCTAAAAGTTAATGAATAACTTACAAATTGATTGTGTTTGGTGCCCATCTCGGAAAGATTTTAATAAGTTTATAAAAAGTACGGTAAAAAAGTCTACTAAAATAATAGACTTTTTTAGTATTAAAAATAAACTCATTAAAGCTGACCCATACTATGGAGAACCGAATGACTCAATAATTGGTTTAACTATAATAAATGAAATTACGCGATGCTTACGATCCGACACCAAGGACGTGGATCGCGTAATTTATGTTTTTAGGAGCCTTGATTCTAATATTGTAGGTAACTTTAAAACATTAATTCAAACCAATACTGAAAGAGAGCTCTCTATTTCTTTAATAGTTATCGATAAACATAAAAAGATTGACGAGACAATACTCTCTCAATTCGACAGTATTACATTAATACAAAATGATTAGACATAAACTTTTTTCAAAGGGTGAATATATCAATGCTCTAATAACTAATAATAGATATAGCAATATTGTTTTTCCAGTTAAAGCAATAATTCACGATATTGAGTTTAATGATAAAATGCCCAGATACCAGATTAGAATAGTTAAATTTTACGACGACATAGACTTTCTTAAAAGATATATGTTTGATATGAAATTTGACCGCTCATTTGAAGGTGGAAATACCATCTTTAGAATTTCCAGAACAAACGTACCGAGTGTAAAAGAACTTCAGAACTATATTGATTCAAAATGGGAAACATTCTTAATGGTTGTCGACTCAGTAATGTGCGTTAGAACCTATGATGAACTTAATGAGTTACAAAATAACATACAAGACTTCCTAGTTGAAAAGTCTATTAGAGACCTTTATGAACTTACAACCCGATCGACGTATTCAAAGGGTAAATATTACTACGAAAGTCGAGGAGTATTTGAGGCCCATATTAAAAAGTTTCTAGACAAAAGGGCAGGAACTCAAAAGGATTATTTTGATAAATTACTGTATAGACCTCTATCTATTGACTACGATAATTTAGAATAGCCTGTTTCTGTGATATATACTTAAACAAATATATTTAATAGGAATGGCTGAAGCAAAGGGCTTTTTTGATAAACTACAAGAAAAAGCTGGATCCGCATTTAAAACCACTAAGGACTCATCATTAGGAAAAGGATTTATTAGTGCTGTTAAAAATGTATCCGGATTAGACCTTGAAAATTTAGATGGGTCTAACCCAGATGGTGTGCATTCTGGTTCAAAAGGAGGCGGAAAACCTGTTGCAAAAAATAAACAAAGTACGGATTTAACTCAATTGAGAGCAGCTTCACAAGATGCTCCCTTCGGTGTACTTAATTCAAAAACAGGTTCTAAGTACTATAGTGATATTGTCGATTCTGAAACTTATAAATCTACTCAACCCGGAACTGAAGGTAAAAAGATAACAGTCGGTCCAAGACCATATTCTGCTTTTAATAAGTACTCGCTAATTAATTATAGAGGGAATCCGCTAGACTCTACTAAAGATGGATTTATATCTGATGTTGCTGAAAATACAGTTTATCAAAAAATAAATATTAATGACCTTCAAAATCCAACAGTAACCCAAATTATAGAAAGAACATCAGCACTTACTGATAATTATGCATATAGATACCAATATTCAGATTTTGCATTGGCAAAATACTATGGCAAAATACCAAACAATATGCTTATTACTCTTCGAAGATTTGCATATCCAGCCGCTGATGATATTGTAACTCCGCAAGCTCTTTCTGCTGATGGAAAAACAATGGAAAAAATACAGCAACCGGATATTGCTCGAGCAGTAACTTGGCTAGGTGAAGCTCCCGGTAATACAATGGGAGATATATTAAAATTTTCAAATGGTTTTAATTGGAAAGATGCCGAAGCCCAAGTACAGACTTTAAATTCACAGCAGGGTGCTGCTTCTGCAAAATTTGGTAGTATTGTTGAAAATAATAAAATACTTTCGGCAATGGCAAATGCCGGAGCAGGTAGAGATGCTGTTGCAGCCAATGCAAATAAACAAAACGCGGGATTTGATGCATATAGTAACACATATCCAAACCATGTTTTTGGGCCGCTAAATGTTATTAAAAACGTATTAGTTAGAGATCAGGGTCTTAAATTTGAACAAGAATTTAAACTTAAATTTGAATATGAATTAAGAGCCTTTGAAGGAGCAAATCCTAAAATAATGATGTTGGATCAACTTGCAAATATTTTAGCATTAACATATAACAATGCTCCTTTTTGGGGAGGTTCTGTTAGATATATTAGTGATGGTTCAGTTGCAAAACCATTAGGTAATTTAAGTAAACTTCGAGAAGGAGATTTTCTTGGATTTGCAGGAAGTATTGTCGATGATATGGGTAAAATGTTTAAAGGTGCAGGTGCTGGATTTGGTGGTGCAGCCGGAGCATTAATGAATGGTGATATTGGAGGTGCATTAGGCGCACTTAAAGATAATAAGTTTTTAAATAATCTTATTGGAGGTGCTGCAATGGATATGTTTAATACACCACAAGGAGGACAAGCAGTTGCTTCATTACTTACCGGAGACCCGACAGGTCAATGGCATGTAACAATTGGAAATCCTCTTAATCCAATAATGGTAATTGGTAATTTATGTATGACTGATTGTAATATTGCCTTTGAAGGAGGGATGGGAATTCAAGATTTTCCAGAAAGAATGACTGCAGAAATTACATTAAAACCAGGTCGACCAAGAGATAAGGCTGAAATTGAATCAATGTTTAACTCGGGAAGAGGACGTTTTTATGTTCAACCTGATGATGTTGCCGATATTAACAAAACAGTAGATGTTAGCGCTTATGGAAATAAAGATCGAAAAGGTGCAGGTAAAGATACCTTTGTAAACAATTTTAGAAAATTAAGTAACGGATAATGCAGTTCAATACATTAAATGGTAAGAAATTAGTAGATGGTAGATATAAATTTACCAAGCCTACTCTTGTATTTTTAGAAACAAATGAGGTAATTGCAGAGCATACTGTAACTGAAGACCAAGTCGGTAGAGTTGATTTAATTTCATTACTATATTATAGGAGTGCTAACTACTGTGATTATATATTAAAATGGAATGGTATTTCAAACCCATTCTCTTTAAAATTTGGAGATGTTATTGAGATTCCAAATCATAGAGAAGCTCTTAGGGTTGTTAAAGAAATTAAAGTTTTAAGTTCAACAAACGAACCTTCAATTAGAGACCAGTTTATAGATACTAAAAGACTTCCGGTTAAAGATGTTAAGCGAATTGAGTATCTACAAAGAAAAGCGGCACTAAAACCAAATGGAGCAAAACAAATTTTACCTCCAAATATTCTAAAAGAAGGAGAAACTAATATTAAAATCGGTAACGGTAGAATCATTATTTAATGGCATCAATTAACAATCATATTCTTACTATAACAGAACCTACTATCAAATTAGATGAAGTAGTTTTTGAATCGTTTGGGGAGGGTGAACCTGAAGCAACTAAAATGAGTACAAGTAAAGGTTACTTATTAATGGTTTCTATCAATGGATACGTTTTTAGTGACCGGGATATTTTAAAAATGGTATTAAATTGTGGTGGTCCTCTTCCAACAATAGACCTTACTATTGCAGATACTTTAGGTTTATTCACTATTGATACTTTTCCTAGAGATGGAGACGTTATTAATTTTAGAATGGGTACACTTGACAAGACTTCATATAAAGATATTAGAATAGATTTTGATATTACAAGTGCTGATCAGCCTCGACAGAATTCAAATGTCAAAGGAGGAAAATACAATTTCTCGGGAAGAATCAAAGTTCCAGGTCTATATGCAGATGAATGTAAGTCTTATGGGACAGGAACGTCATTAGAACACATTGAGGCAATTGCAAATGATTTAAAACTTGGAGTTGCAACTAACATTGATTCTGCAGATGATAAAATGAATCTTATTTTACCTTACAATAGTAGATTTGATACATTGGGAGATTTGGTAAGACACTCGTATATTGATGAGGATAGCTTTCAGTCATATTGTATTGACCAATATTATTATATAAATTATGTTAATTTAAACACTTTATTAGAATCAGAAGAATCTTTTGAAGAGATGATTTCTGCTTATGATAGAGAACTTAATGACATGCCTGGAAATGGATCTGATGATTCAACTAATCAAACTAAAAAACCACTTATATTAACCAATCATAAAAGAGATGCTGGTACAAACTTATTTATTGAGGCACAGTCTCTAGTAAATAGCGCCGGAAGTAAAACTAAAAAGAATGGTTATAAAAGAACTCTTCAATTTTTTGAAAATGATTCAGATGAAGGATTGGTAAGTCATGAAATTGAACCACTTGCAAGTAAAAACATGTCAGATATTGAAGAACCTATGAAGGGTCGAAGAGATGAGGACAGATATAAAGGTGAAACTAAAACAAAATATACCGGTAGAAAAAACTCAGATCCGGAAACTTCGCATACCCATCTAAATTATGAGTATGCTGCAATAAGTAATGCGCAGAACTTAGATGAGATTAAAAAAATGTCTTTGGAAGTTTCATTAGCATCTTTTAATCCTGCAATCCATTTATATCAAAAATTACCGGTTGCAATTTACACGAATCAACAAGATAAATTAGGAGCAGACAAAGTTATTAAGGATGCTAAGAAGGAAAAAGGATTTGATACTACAGTCGACGAAGATACATCAACAGTAGAACCTGGTAAATATGTGATTGATGAATTTTTATCAGCATATTATGTAGTCGGAGGTATTGAATATACATATAAGTCAGGGGATCCTTCTGTTAAACAAAAATTAAAATTGCTAAGAAGAGAATGGCCAAGTAGAATTAATAATATTAATCCAGAGACTGTTGCTGCTCAACCAACACCCGCAACTCCTCCTACGCCGCCTCTTACTCCAGAGCCAGTTGAAACTCCCGCACCGCCGATACCAATTCCAATTCCTGAAATACCAATACAAGGAAAATATACTTATATAATTGAAGATCTTGGGTTTGAAAAACAAATTGTTGTTTTTGAAAATAATACTGAAGTATTTAGAGGCCAGCCTAGTTTAACAGCAGAAGATGCAGTATTAGTACAAGAGGCTAAAAACAATTTAGATCCAACTGGTTCTGATTCAGATGTACAGAACATGAAAAGAAAATAAAGATAGATAATATATGTCAGATTTTAAAACACCAATGGATTTTAGAAAGGGTTCCTATAGGAAATACCCTTACCAAGATCCGACTTACCTTTCTTTTGCATTATTATTTGATTTTTATGATATAGAAAGCTCTCCACTCCTTGCCGGAGGGGCTGAATCATTTTTAAGAGATTTAGCAGACAGAGAAGCTGATTCTTTTTATTATGACAGACTAGATGACTTAAAAAATTTTATAAAAACATTAAATGAAGTTAACAGAGAATTGCCGTGGTTTTGGCAATCATTAAAAGGACTTGAAAGATTACAACAATACAATCCTGAAAATGCATATATAGGAGGCGATGATGCAAAACTTGAAATTGAAACCTTAGAATCTTTAAATCTTACAATTTCAGGTTTAATGCACTTATATAGAAGAGCAATATTTGATGAGAGAAAGTGGAGTTATATTATTCCTGCTAATTTAAGAAAGTTTAGAATGTGGGTGTATGTTACTGAAGTACGTTCAATTGCAATTGTAGAAGATGTAAAAATAAATGGAATTCCTAAAAAACTGGATAAAAGTGTAGTAACTGGATTTCCAGATAATATTAAACCAAAAATTGATGTTGAAAATAAAAATGCAGGTATTTCTGGAACAGAAGGTCGTCCTTATTTTTTAATAGGAGCAAAATATTGTGAATTTGATTTAGCATCAGGAACTACTATTTTTGCTGATCTTAATAAAAATCCTGAGATGGCAAAAGAGGCTCTTACGATAAAATATGAAAAAATTGAAAAGGTTGAGGCAAGAGTATTAAACGGAATCATTAAACAATATTATGCAGAGGGTCAATTGTCACCTGCCCCTGATGCAGAAATGTTTTCATCCTCATCAAAAACTCCTATTGAATTTGCTAAAGATAAAATTAAAGGTAAAATTGATAAAGTATCTGAAAGTGCAAAAGAAGACCTTATTGCGCTTGGTGAATCTAAAAAAAGAGAGTTACTTCAAAGGTTAAGAGATAATACTATTAATCGAGTTCCAACATTTGAAAATGTATTTTCAAATGTTATTAGAAGAGCCGATCAGGCATCTACTGCTGTTTTAAATGATACAATTGCAGGAAGAAATATAGGAGCTGCGATTCAGGCTAATGTGTATGGAATCTTACCTGGTTCCACAATAGCGCAAGGACTTAATAGAGCTGCTGTTAATAACTTAGGTAATATTTATGACATATAATGGCAACAGATACTGAACTAGAAAAAGATAACATTAGAGAAACCCACTGGATAGGTGAGGTTGTAGACAATGCGGATCCTAAGAATTGGGGAAGATGTAGAGTTAAAGTATTTGGAAAGTTTGATAAACTACCTAATGATGCTATTCCATGGGCAACTCCAATGAATAGAGACCTTGTCGGTTCACACAATACTCCAAATGTTGGGACTATTGTTGCTGTTCGTTTTGATAATGGTAACTTATACCACCCGGAATATTGGTTTCAAATCAATCAAAGTAAAGCCCTTAAGGCAGATGTTCTTGATAAATCAGGAGAGGCGCATAATGTTGTTTCACTTATTTACGATGAGGTAAGAAATATAAGAATCTATCATTCACCTGAAGATGGACTTGTAATTACAAGAGGAACCGGAGCCAAAGAACGTCCCCTGATTCAAATTGATGAAAAAGGATTTATTAAAATTTCAACTAGTGAAAAAATATTCCTTGACTCTGGGAACATATTCTTAAGTAATACTGGAGAGGGTGGTGAAAATGAAGATGAACCAACCGTTCGTGGTGTTTCTTTAGAAAAATGGTTAAATAAATTATTGGACGACTATAAAGCACATATCCACCCAACTCCAACAGGGCCTTCAGGACCTCCTTCTGCCCCAACACCTTCGACAGTTTCAAGTCTTAAAAGCTCGCACATAACTTACCAGCAAAAAGATAAATAATTGGGATAAATATTCTATAAATTAACACAATATGCCTGCACAATGGCCAATATTTATTAATAACCTTTCTAAAAAACTGGCCAGTAGAACTTCTAAAGGACCAGACGATATTGGTATGTTTGTTGCTAATGAATATTATAATGCTGTTAAAACAGCACAAACACCATTTGGAAATATTCATAAGTCTGGCCAAAAACCAATACTTGAAGAGGGATTTAAAAAAGCATTTAATATGCTATTCAAATCTACTGAACCTCAATTAGAAGACAAATTTGGAAATCCATTATATGATGATATGTTTGAAAAACTTCCATCTATAGATTTAAACATAAATTTAGATTGTGAATTTGAAGAGTGGACTATAAATAATAAAGATACAATTGACCCTTTTGAATTTTATCCTCTGTTTCCTTCAACATGTATAATTCCAAAACCAATAGTTCCAGAAACAAATAAGTTTGGAGATATTGGTTTTACATCTGGCGCTGATATAACCTCCGAAAATGCAGATAACCAACCAGAACTTCGATATGTAACAATGTCAGTTGTTGGCGGGGATGGAACGTCTCCATATGAATTTACATATTCATTAAATGGAGAAGTACAGCCGACATTGACTTCTGATAGTCAGGGAATTGTAAGATTCTTAGCTCCTACTGATCCTGGAAAATATGAATATACCTTTATTAGTGCAATGGATGCTTCTAAAAAGGCAGAGATTAAAAATATAAATAGAAGTGCTTCTATAGAAATAAAAGAAGATGCAAATGCGGTTGAAATTAAAGTTGATCTGGAATTATCTAAACCTATTCAATTAGTAAAACCTATGACAGAAACCCAACAGGTCGATGAAATTGTAAATAGAGTAATATCTCAAAACAATGGAACTGAGGAATATTTAGATTGGGTTGAACGACTTGCATATAATGGAGAATTTGCTAAAAAAGTAGGTAAAAAGGTTTTAGAATTTTTCGATAAAGAGGCTAATTCTATTAAAAAAAATACTGGAGTTGTTGGATTACCCCAGGCAGCATCGCCTATCGCGTTGAACGTTACTGGTTTTAATTATGAGAAACAAATTGAATCAGCTAATGAAAAAATAAAAACCGCTAAAGATAAACTAAATACAATACAACTAAAAGGTAGCTCAATCGAAAAAAGATATGCATTTATTGAAGTACTCCAGTCTGAAATTAATTTAGAAAGAGTTAATTTGGCATACAATAGAACTTTTAATATGTTTCTTGCAGACAGTAATGCTGAAAAAATTAAAGCATTGAATGAAAGAGTTTCAAGGGAATTACAATTAATTAATATTGACGTTGCTAAAGAAAATATTAACAAAATTAAAGATATTAATTCAATTGATTTTATAATTGAAAAAATAAAAATATATCAAAACGAGTTAATAGTTGCGCAACTTGATAAAGATGAAAGAAAAATAGATACTTTAAACAGAGAGTTAACAGTGCAATCTCTTCGAATAATAAAACTTCAAAATAAAATCAAAGAAGAGAACACAATTAATGATCGATTGTTTCAAGAAGAATATGATGATAGACCTGATAATATACCAAAATTTATAACAGCAAATTTGATTTGTATATTTTCATACGTTGCAGGAATTGATGATAATCAGACCGGTGCTCCAGATAAAAATCCAATAATTGCAACATCAACAACAGGTACAAACTATGGATATAATAGCTATAGTAACTATAATACAAAAGTTGAAACGTTTAATCAATGGTCTTTGAGAACCGAACCCGGGCGCTTAAGAGCAAAGTTGGCTAAATACAATATTGAAAAAGTTAAATATAGAGACTTAAAAATAAGACATATTAATCAAATAGTTGAAGATAATAAAAAAGCTGGAAATACGGGAGACTCTAATGACCCATATTGTGTAATGTCAAAATGCATAATTGACTATTGGAAATCTACAGCGGCTCAGCCATTTGCAAAATCTCCGCCTATATTACCATGTCTAATACCAGACCCAGGAATTTTTGTTCCAGTATATTATGGAGATGAAGCAAAATTAGGAGCTGACTTAAAAAGAGCATGGAACACTGGTAAAAGATTTAAACTTGAACCAACTTTGCAAACGGCTACCAAAGCAGTCGCAACAGCGGTTGCAGTTTCATGCGCAAGACATCTTAAAGACCTTAAATTCATATACAATGGAAAGATACCAACAACTAACGGCCCTATTCCAATGATAGGATTTTCTCCAACAGCATTCTAAAAAACAAATATATAACTTATTAACCTTTAAAAATAAAAACAATGTCACAAGACGTTTTAACAAAAACAATAGAGAATCAATCTCATGATTTCTCTAACTTTGATTGGGATGCATATTCTGCAGATTGCCCATCTACTCTTAGAAAAATAAACCAACATGTAAAAGCGCCTGAAGGTGTTAAGGTATATTCAAGAGAACCGTACGCTCAAGAACTTCTTAATTTAATGGAAAGTCATTGGAGCGAAAATAATCAAACACATACAATTCATGCAGGAGAAACTCACACTGGTAAAGTTTACGCAATAGACCCAGAATGGGCATCTATCGATATTGGATATCGAGAAATGGTATATGTTCAATTGTCAAAAGAATCTGCAATATCAAGAGCAAAATTAATTCCTGGAACTGAAATATCTGTTGAAATTACTGCAGAAAAAAATAAAAGCACTAGAGGATTTGTATTAGGTTCGGTTGAAGCAGGTATTAAAGCTGCTACATTAAGAGAAATTTTAGCATCTGCTGAAACTGGAAATACCGCATATATTGGAACTGTAACGAGCATGATTCCAGGTGGAGGCTACTTTGTTAATGTACAAGGAGTTGATTGCTTTATGCCAGGATCACTAGCTGGTATTAATAAACTTGCAGACTTTGGTTCTGTAATTAACACTCAAATGTATGTAGTGCCAATGAGTTATTCTGTTGAAAAAGGAACAGTGATTGTATCTCATAGAAAATATCTTCAAGCGCTTATTCCAAATGCAATTGAAGACCTTAAAAATAATGTCGGGCAAACTAAAGAGGGTAATGTAACAGGTTCTACAAAATATGGAGTATTCGTTGAATTTGATGATTGTTTAACTGGAATGATTCATGCAAATGATTTAAACACAGAAATGGCAAGAAAACATAAGGCCCGAGAAATTAATCCAGGTGATGTTATTGAATTTAAGATTAAAGAAATTATCAATAATGACAAAATAACCCTGACTCAATTAGAGCATGTTGAAATTAGCGACCCATGGGCTGACGTTGCAACTAAGTATAAAAGCTTTCCGGTTGAAGTTAAAGGGACAATAAAATCTGTTAAAGATTATGGAGTATTCGTAGATGTTGGAGATGGAATTGTTGGATTGCTTCACGTTTCAGAACTTCCTGATAATATTAAAGTAGAGTCACTTGTTAAGAATGATAATATTACCGTTCAAATAACCCGAATGGATGTTGCAACCCGAAAAGTTTTCTTGAAACTATAATTATTAATAACTTTAACATAAAATTAACAACCCAGATTTTTTAGTCTGGGTTTTTTGTTTTATATTTACATTATAATTAAAACAGATATATAAAGCATGGAAAGATTTAAAACATTCGGACAATTCATTAATGAATCAAATCAAAATAATATTGTTAATGTTATTTTGGATTCGTTGGAACCTACAATCGTTGAAATGCTTGCTGCAACCGAAAAATGGTTTGTAGAGAAATTTGAACAAGAGTTCACCAAATATGACAGGGAAATGGCTAGAATCAATTTAACCTATGATATGGTTAAATCTATTGAAATGTATACCTTACCAACCGACCAACTAATTTCAATGAACGTGCGTAAGAGTGCTAAAGGAAATATTGAAATTTCTTCTCAAATCAAAAGAGGAGAAAACACTTATAGTTTCCAAACTGAAGCGATTTATGCAGGAGGACATAACATCCAAAGACTTCACTATAGATACATTGTTAAGACAAGTATTCCTAAAACTGGAGCCTCTGAAATCTCTAAAGAATATTCTGAGAAAATTAAGAAAATGTCTAAGCTTGAAAAGTTGAATAATGAAATTGAGAGCTATCAAGTTCGTATCGAAAGAACCAAAGAAAAAATTGAAGTAAATTCAAAATTGAATGATGATGAGATACTAAATGTTTTAAATTCTAAAGAGGATTCTTATAAATGGCCTACTTGGGAAGAGATTGTTAAGAGAGATGCTGCTAAGAATTATGATAATGATGAAAATGTATTTAATCAAAGGCGAGAAGAAAGTATACAGTCTAGGATAAAATTCTGGAAAGATATGAATGTTGATTCTCAAAAAAGATACTTAGTAGACTATCAAAAGTCTGTTAATAAACTTATAGCAAAACGGGATTCTATGGTATAGTTATTTTTTACTTGGATATATACATTAACCTAAGTTTAATATATCCAAATTGAATGAATAATCTAAATGAATCTAATATTTTGCAGAATGCCCTTATTGGGGTAGAATTTGAGTTTTACTCAAATTTCAGCGCTGAAGATACTGCAAAAAAACTTGAAAAGATACTTGGCAAAAAGATTCATGTCGAGGATAAAGCACATAGTGACTTTGAAGTAACTCGTGATGAATTTAAAATAGAACCTGATATGTCAGGTGGTGCAAAACTTCTTGAATTGGTTACTGGAGCTCTTCCATATACCGCAGCCAGACTAATGATAATTAATGTTTGTCAATGGATTCAAGAGAATGGATATACAAATGACCGGTCTTCAATTCACTTAAATCTTTCATTTGATAAATCAAAAATTGAAAATAAGTATCGTATTTCTAAGATGAATGTTCTTAAATTCATTTTGGATTTTAATGAAGAACAAGTATTCAAATTCTTTCCTAAAAGAGAAAACTCAGCGTACGCAAAATCTATCAAATTTGTCCTTCCAAAAGAGGACACATACTTCTTTGATGGAAAACATATCAATCAACAGAATTTTATTTACCCTGATACAAAATATTACGGGATAAATTTTGACAAAAGACACAAAAATTATCTTGAATTTAGATATCTTGGAGGTGCGGACTGGGAAAAGAAAACAACTACTATTCTTTATCTAGTTGACCGTTTCTTGCTTCAATTATGGATATCAACTGAAGATACGGGCTTTACAGAATTAAATGCGATTGAATTGAAAAAAATAGTTGCAGATAATCAAAGAATAATCGACGCTAGAAGGGACTGGAAAACAATTAAAGATAATTGGAAAAATGTTAAGTTTACAGTTGATATGAATGACAATCCTAAAGTTGTTGACCTATATTGGTCTTCTGTTAAAGAACGTGTAATGAAACTATTCACACATGGAGACCTTAGTAAGGGACATATTAATTATGATTCTGATGCTGGTAAAATTCAAGTAAATGGAGGTCGTTTAGAATATTGTGTTGACCTTAGGGGTTATGAATTTGTAAGTTGTTTCCTACGAGGAGAATTTACCGAATGTGATATATACGGATGTGATGTTAGCGGTTCTGACATTCATTATTGTAATTTCTACCAATCAACACAAATTACTGGTTCCAAAATAGATGGCTCTTATGTTCATGGCACGTGCACTGCAAATGATTGTTATGTTTATGGAAAAGGAACCTTTAAAGGAACTATGAATGGCGGAATCTTTAGAGAGGGTTCTTTTGATAAAAAACTGGCTAAATTTAATGATGTTGAAATTGTTAAATCTAGAGCAATATAAAAATAAAATAAAAAGATGGGTAATATATTAGTAGGTAATCAAGGATTTCAAGAGCATCCTGAATGGGATACGGATTGCTTTAATAATTTTGTAGATGAACTTGCGGCTGACATAACAGGTTCGTGCATGATTCCAATGAATCTTCCAAGACAAGAGGTTCAAAATATAGTTAGACGGGCAAAAAAATGGTTTTATAAAAATTACGAGTATTCAGTACAAGAAAACTTTTTGGTAATTCCAGCCGCAATGTTTGAATCTGAACATTTTAAATATTCAAGGTCTTTTACACTTCCTGGAATGGACCCTGTAACGGGTGGTGGTGAAATATTTTCAGTGTTTGCAGTACTTGAAAAAGGAAATACATGGGGAGGAAGTATGGATATTAACTTTACCCAAGGAGATTTTGCAATTGAAAGAATGTTAATGGGTGGAATCTATGGAGGTTCTAAAACAGGACAGGCTGCAGAAAATTTGCAATACTACGTAATTAATGAAATGTTTTTTGATATGGCTCGACAAATTTTTAAAAATCCTTATAGTTTCCACTATAGTCAACTTACACATGAATTAAAATTCATGGGAGAAACTCCTAAAAAAGATACAATTTTAAAAGTTTATCAAACAATTCCGGAATGTGCTCTATTTGGAGATGAAGCATTTTTTAGATATTGTTCTGCAAAGATTAAAATTTCATTAGGACAAAAATTAGGAATATTTGGATTTGTCCTTCCTGGAAATATTCAAGTTAATCCTGATTTAATCAAAGGTCTTGGTGAAGATGAACTATCGGCAGTGATTGAAGAAATCAAGAGCGAAGAGGGTACCGACTGGATGTTCCATTCTTAAACAAATATATAATATTATGGAATTGTACATAAAATCACTTGAAGACCCTAATTACGATCAAGACCAATTACAAATCGATGAAGATATTGCCCTAATAATATCCCAAATCGAAACATTGATATTTACACAAAAGGGAGATGTGATGGGAGACCCTGATTTTGGGCTTAATCTTGAAGATTATGTGTATTCTTTTATGTATAATGATACAATGTTACAAGGGGTAGTTCAAAGTGCTATTTCACGATACGTTCCATTAGCTGCAAAAATACCAGTCCATGTTACTGTTGAATTTGCAGAATTAACTGAAAGAAATGTAGTCTATATAGATATTTCTATTGACTATAGGTTTGGAATAACTATCGCTATATAAAAAAATAAATGAGATGACTGAATTAAAATTTTTATCAAAGGCCAGAATTAAGGTTGCTGAAATGATTGCTGATACTCGAACATATATTTCAAGAGTATATGGCCGATCAGGCGATTTATTTACAACAGCTTCGCCATATTCTCAAATACTTGAAGTACTAACTGAACTAACTAACTTGAACTTTTTATATATAGAAGACGCGACGGTTGAACAAAATATTTTAACGGCACAGGACCCAGAATCTATATATGGACTTGCAAGACTTGCAGGACATGATTCATTCAGAGGTTCATCTGCATTAGGTGAATTAAAAATAAGACTAAACACTAGTGCGTTCAACGATATTGAAGGAGACACTTTAAATATTCCTGCAAATTCGGTAATTAAGGCAAGTAAAAATGGTTTAGAATATATTTTAAGAACAAACAATGACCAATTTGTAATTCAAAAAAGTAGTCCAGATTATATATACATACCAGTTATTCAAGGTAAAATTGAAAAACAAACCCTAACAGGTACTGGTGAAAAACTGCAATCGTTTAACGTAATTATCAAAAAAAATACTGACAACGATTCCGTTCGAGTTAGTGTTAATAGTGAATTATGGAGCAAATATGATTCATTGTATGATATGAAAGTTGGGACTAAAGGATATCTTGTTAAAACTGGAATTACTGGAGGTCTAGATATTTATTTTGGTAATGGTTCATTTGGAATGATTCCACCTCAAGGCGCTTCTATTGATGTTGAATATATTATCTCAGACGGTGTTAAAGGTAATTTAACAGGTTCTAAAGACCTTAATTTTAAATTCCAAACTGAAGGTTTTGATTCTCTTGGAAATTCATGCGACTTGAATAAATTACTAGAGTCTTCATTCACAGTTGCTCCTACAATGGGTTCTGATCCTGAAAGTATAGAACTTACTAAATTAATTGCACCACTACAAAGTCACTCATTTGTACTAGCAACTCCGGAAAATTATGAAGCATTCTTATCAAAATATGGAATGTTCTCATATCTAGATGCGTATAATACAACTAACGATGGATATATCGATGACGACAATGTGATTTATCTATTCATGTTGCCAGACACAAAAAGAAAGTTAACCAAAAATAACGATTATTTTAATCTTCACCAAGAGGAATTCTTTTTCTCAGAAGAGGAAAAGAATGGAATCCTTAGAACATTAGAAAATTCAGGTCGACAAATGGTAACTACTGAAGTTAAGATTGTAGAACCTAAAGTTCAATACTTTAGAATGGACGTTAAGGTTAGATATTTTGAAGGATATAATAAAATCAACCTATTCGGGGAGATACGAACAAAAATATCGCAATACTTAATTAATATAACGCGTAGAGACCGTTTACCAAAATCAGATATTATTGCACTATTAGAAGGAATCGAAGGAATCGACTCTGTTAATGTTCGATTTGTTTCTGAAAAAGAGGAAACAGCTAGAAGACTTGGATATTATGTGAGCGAAACAGTAACAGTAACTCCTTCAACTACAAGACTTGAAGACATTGGAAATGGAAAACAAAAATATGTCTTCTTTAAAAGAAATGTAACTACTACTTTGGTTAATTTTGAACCAAATGCGGCTCTTCCAGAAAATGTAATTAATTTAGACTCTTTTGGAGATATTCTTTTAGAGAAAGAAGAGGTTGCCCTATTCAGAGGAGGTTGGGTTGACCGAGATGGCGCAACAGTAGTTGATGATGCTAAAGTTGGAGAGATGGCAGCACTTTCAGTTTACTTTGATGAACCTGCAGTACCAAACACTGTTTTCAGTAGAATTCAGGCTCAAAATAGAAAAGCGCTATAATGGG